AATGCGCTCCATCTGGATGATGGAAGGCTTGCGCTCTGGAATGGATAACTCCGGCTGAATTATCATTGGCTTCTTCATCACACTGCGAGTTTTCAATTGATGCTTCTGATTGGCTCTAAGTATCCGAATAGCATCCTTTCGCGGATTATTCGAAAAAATCTTGTAGTATCCCCTTTCTTGTTGTTTGATAGCTACTCCTGACTCCACCCATCCTGTTTTTAGGTGATTGATATCGTATTCTTGCAGAAGCCTTGACAAACTCACACACTGATTATTGTACTTGTTGATGAATGCAGTGTATTTTTCAATAGAAGTCTTATTCGTCCTCATCACTTGATTGCAATTATCTCCGAACCTGGTGTGAATGTTGCACCTTCCAACACTTCGCCATCTTCGCTGACAGCCTGGCTGTTGAATTGCTGCATTTTGTAGACTGCCTTGGCCTTCTCTTCGATTGCTGAAAGATTGGCCTTGGCTTCCGTCCATGCCTGGACTCCTTTGAAATCCCATCGGCCTGGTGCTGCCTTCTTCTCAACAGTATGGCCGAAATACGAGAATGATTTCTCCGACCATTTGTCTGCCTCCTGGATGGCAGCTGCCTTGACGATTTCTTTCAAGCCGTCAATGTGCCTGCTCAGTCTGGTGAGAGTGATGTAGAATGCCAATGCATCCATGTTTCCATCGGTGTGGAACTTGTGCAGCTCATCGATTGCATTGTGAATCGGAATGCCGCTTGCGAATTCTTCAATCTGTGACATAGGGTTTATAGGTTTATGGTTTATGGTAATGGGCCGGTTGTTAACCGGCCCGATTGGTTATAGACTATTGTAATAGTCTTGAGCTTCTTTTTGAGTATCAAACTCACAAGCTGAGCAATAGCCACCGATAACGTGACCATTTTTTACGGCCATCGCCTTGTAACCAGCGCGCTGCAAATCACGAAGGTGGGTCTGTGCCACTTCGTAAGTGAAACGACCTTGAATTTTGTTGCTAACAAAATTCGATGAACCACCGGTCAGGTAGAAGACCGAGTAAACTGCCTCAGATGAGGAGTTGTAGTAGGCAGCCGTGCTGCTGGCGAGAGGAGTAACACTCAATTCCATGATTCAAAGGTACTGCTATCGTGAATTTTGTCAATACCTTTCCGCTCCAATCACAGCGGATTCTTACTGAATACCACCGAATAATTACCGAGTTATAAGAACTTCAGAGAATATCTCCACTCTATCCAGATTCACGCGATGCAAATCACCATTCTCTTGAAGGTATTCAGCATTGGGCCTGCCATCCAATATGCCTTCCATGGCTCTATATAGCTGATCCTTCCATTCTCTTGTGGTTCTCGCATGGTAGACTCCAGAAGATGGATGGTCTTTATACGGCCCGAACTCCGATGCAATGACCGGTATTGAGTACGCTCCTGCCTCCTTGACCTTCAAATCACTCTTGCAGTTATTGAACCCATTGCTGATGATGGGAGCGAGTGCCACATCTATCTCGCTGTAGCGGATTCCGTATTGAGATGGATGCACACCAGGCTTCAGCTTCATCCATTCCGGATGCCCGACCGGAGCTAACTCGTATCCGATGGCCGTCCATTCCCTGTCTGATGGATCGTATCCGCATAGATGGAATTCACTGCCTGTCTCTTCGCAGAATTCACGCACTGCCTGTGCCACAATCATCAGATCGTATCGGTGCGACCGGCTGCCAATGTATCCTACGCGGAAGGTAGGTGATGGCTTCTTGCCCACATTCCATTGAAGGTCTGTCAGATTGAGAGCATTCGGCACAACATAGGTGTTGCGATTTATCTTCAATGCTTCCTTGGCCAATCGGTGATTTTCGCAGATGACAGCATCCGCATGGAAGATGGCCTTCTGTATCTTGGTGGATAGCTGCCGCGCTTCCCATTCATGGTAGGCAGGATTGTATCTATTCAGCCGCCAATGGTCATCCATGTCCACAATGAATGGAATGTTCAGCTCATTCAGTATTCGGATGATCTGGTCTTGTGGCTCTGCCAATGTTCCATTCCAGATGACAAGGTCATATTTTGACAAGTCAGGCAATGGCCGGTATTGGCCGTTCTCATCCCTTGGAGTCCAGACATCCACATCCGCGAATCCCCTGATCATAAGATCGTGCAATGGAGCGTAGATGCGATGGTAGCTCACACCGGTCATCCCATTCATTATGCCAAGTATCCTCAATTGTCTCTGTGGTTATGGTGAATCACTTCCTCATCAATTACTTCAGCTTCCAATTTTCCAATGACGCGAAGGTATGGATGGAAATTACTGCAATACTCCTCTGCCTTCTGGAAGGAGATGGCCTCAATACGCGGCCCTGCATACGTCTTTAGCTCGCCATCGAAGAGATCCTTGGCAAGGAATTCGGTGAGATATAGATTCATAGTAGCTTGGATTTATAGTGGTCAACAATGCGCTCCATCATGTGCTCATAGTACATCGTGAATGAAGCAAACGATTCATCATTCTGCTCCCAATTGCGATACAGCACAGCCCTGAGTCTTTGGCCTGGTGATTTGCCGGTCAGCTCCTGGTCTGCCTTCAGCTCTTCCAATAGCTGCTGTTCTTCCTCATGGAAATACTCCGGCTTGATGGCCAGGTAGCACAGCTGCTGATTCATGGTAAGAAGTGATGCTGCCTTGTCAGGTGACATCTCCTGTGTTCCGAAGGATACCTTCCAGGTGCGATCCTTCCGGCTGACTATGGATTCAACTATTGCAGGAAGTATGATCATCTATCAGCCAATTAAGGTATACTTGTGCTTTGCGCAAGTCTTCAATCAATCCCTTCTTTTCGTATCTCCAGACATACTTGAGAATGTTACCCTTTATGTAACCGCGATATGCCTCCTGGCTCATGCTTGCCTTGATGGCATCGATGCATTCAACAGCACCTTTGTAATGGTCAGGATCGTGGCTCACGAGAGATTCATTGTTACTGTGATTTCCCCTTCATGCTCAATCACTTGCTTGTCACGCCATCCCTCATTGCACTTCAAATCGAATATCAATCCGGTGGTGTTGCCTTCGCCATTGAGCAATGCAATCTTCTTCCTCGCGGTGATATCGGCCTTAATGGCTTTTAATGTTTCGGAAAATGATGGATACGATTCATACTCCCATAGGCTTGTCACCATCAATCCGAGATGGTGCGCAAAGCCTTCCACGGTCGGCACGATGGGTTTAGGAACGTCTGTAAGTGTGCCTTTTGTATTCAAGGTAGGCACAGTATGCGCTTGGCACTTCGCTACATATTCGAGATAGCTCTCAGCCATTATCTCTGCGCTCTGTACTTTTAGTGGTCTGCCGGTCATTTACAATTTGTCTTAGATAGGTCTTAGGTAGTGATGTGCCAAAGTCTGCCTCATGGTGACAGACTCTGCATAGTGCGATAAGGTTGTCTGGAGTATCTCTGAACTTGCTGCCTCCCATGCCTCTTGGCTGAATGTGATGGATGTCCACAGCCTGTCTTCCGCACACTTCGCATGGAATGAAGTCATCCTTGGTCAGCCTCCGGTCCTGCAAATAAATCCTCAAGTGTGCTTTCATCGTGTGCTTGCTTCTGGATGAATACCTCAATACTGAACTCCCCATTGTTATGCTCCTCTGGTCGGTCGGCATTGGTAGCAGTATCAATGACCTTCATCTTGTACTTGTCTACACCGGCTTGCCGCAATATTCCTGCCACACTGAATGTGTGTGGAGGTTCGCACCGGTCAGGAAGATAGAAGTATCTGTGATCTTCATTCCACTTGGAAGGCAAGGTCTTCTTGCGCTCATACAAATCACGATGCGGAAGGCTGATGATTATCCATCCATCCGGTTTGCAGATTCGCACCCAATTCTTGATGGCAGTAACCGGATCGTTGAGATGCTCCAGAACATGGGATGCATAGACATAGTCGAATTGATTGTCCTGGTACATGTCCATGGTGGTAGCATCACACATATCCTTGTCATGGTGAATGCAATTCTCCAGGCTGATGGTATCCGCTCCATCGTGTGTATCAATGCGACCACATCCGATGTCAATGCCTTGGCCTTTGATGTATTTCCGGTAAAAGCCTTCCTTGACTCTTCGCTTATGCGCTTTCCTGGTCTCCGCCATCTGTAACAAATATAGGGTAAATGCGCTGCAATCGTGATACACAATAGGCCATGTTGCTGCTGTTGAACATCGGCCACCAATTGCTTCCTTCGCTGACTACATTAGGGCAGTAAGGGGATAGCTCCAATGCTCTTGGAAGATCGAATATCTCAGCCACAGCGAATGGGCTGCTCTGGTTCCCAAAATGGAATACACCACCAGCAATGTGCCGCGCCATCTCAAGGAAGTCTTGGCACTGAAGATGAATGGCATCAGGACAGTATTCCAGGAATGATTGGTATTCTTCCTGCACTCCGATGAAATGCACTTTCATTCCTGATAGCATCTTCCATTTGTTTCCTCCTCCGGCTGCATTATTCCTGTACCTGGAAGACAGATTCACTGTGATGTATGGTTCTGCCTTCTCCTCCTCAATCGGCCACAATCGGTTCATGAACAGCCTGCCAGGTCTCAGCTTCGGATAGACTGCCATAATCCATCTGCGGATGTCATAGGCTGACAGATTGATGCGCTCTTCCCTGAATAGGTCAAGATCGTAATCAACTTCTTCCCCATTCCAGATCTCGCATTCAATCCCACAGTGTTCCACCAATGGCTTCAGCATCTCGCACATCTTCTGATTCAGCATTACGCCTCCACCAGGATGATGAAGACCGGTCGCATACTGTGCCGGTCGGTCAGGATTCAGATACAGTTTGCCAGGGCCTTGTGCTGCTATGGTCGGTAAGATGTAGATGATGTCACCGGCATTCCCGCTGTGTAGGTAGGTCTTCATTGGTTGTATAGGTTCTCAAGGTTACGCATCGCATCCACCCGACACGATGGGCAGGATGACAGCCGACGATTCAGCACCGTCCATGCCAATCGATTGATGGTCGCATTCTCTGCCTCATCGAAACTCCATGCAAGGTTTCTCTTGTACGCTGTCCACTTGGGCAGGAGCTTGGCAAAGTCTGCCTTCTGCTCTTCGTTCATCGGTAAAGAGTCTTGCTGATGAATCTTGCAAGGATGGGGGAAATCCCTGCGAAGATTGGATTTACTCCGAATAGCATGAGCGCAATGAGCGACAGCCAGAATGACAGACATTCGGCACAGGTGAAGACATAGTATCCTCCGAATACGCCATCCGGATTCATCGAATTATTCAGAGCGAATGGCACTGCCGCACCGGCAATGGATAGCAAGATTAGAAAGATGTCAATGGTCATAGGTTTGGCAAATTTAGAAAATGTAACTTGAAAATTGTGATTCGAATTTGCATGGGATAATTCCTGTCCGGCCATTCCGATTCTTGGCGATGATGGTCTCAGCATCTTCCACCAATGGCTTGTCATTCTCGTAGTACATTGGCCGGAAGGGAAAGATAACCAGATCGGCATCCTGTTCAATCGCTCCGGATTCGCGAAGATCTGCCAATCCTGGTCGCTTGTCGCTCCGGCTCTCGCTGTTCCGGTTCAATTGGCTCAGTGCGATGACAGTGACATTGGATTCACCGGCAATCAGTTTACACTGTCGGCTGATGTAGGCCACCTGTTGTTCACGGATCGCTCTTGCATCGTGTGGATTTATCAGACCGAGATAGTCAATGACCACCATAGATATCTGATGCTTCGCTTTCATCATCTTGACCTTTGCCCGAATCTGGTCAATGGTCTGCCTCCGCGTATCGTCTATGTAGATTCCCATCCTTGCGATGTTGTTCAGCCTGGCCATTGCCTCCAATTGTTCCTGAGAAAGGTTTGCCGTCCTGATGTATTCGCCATTGATGGAGTATTCTGCGGAAAGAATCCTGTCCACCAGGCCTTCCTTGGTCATCTCCAAGGAGAAGAATGCCACCTTGTTTCCAGTCAGAGAATGCCGGATGGATAGGGCTGTTGCCCATGAAGTCTTGCCCATACCTGGTCTTCCTGCCACCACCCAAAATTCACCAGGCACAAGCCCACCGGTAAACTTGTCCAATGTCTCCCATCCGGATGGCACACCCAATGTGCGAATGCCTTCAGCCTTGCGCTTTGCAATGTCATTCACCCGATCGACAGCCACCTTGTGAATGTGTACACCATCGGTTCTATTGATGACTCCAAGTTCATCCATCCTCCGCTGAGTATCTGCCATCAGTGTGAATGGATCATTGTTGCTGTCCTGTGCCTTGTATTCAAGCTCCTTGGCAATCTTGGCCAGGTTTCGCTGAATGTACATCTGATGCAGCACCTTGATTTTGAATTCTATGCCGCTGTCGCTGACATACTTGGCCGCAATCTGCGCTGTGATAACCGGCTTGAATTGCAGCTTGCCCATCTTCAGGCTGACTGTCAATAGGTCAATAGGTTCACCGGCATTCGAAAGCTGCTGAATGCTCCGGAAGATTGCCATGGTTTCAATCTCCGTGAAGAATTCCTCTGTGCATTCGGTGATGTGCAGCTGAGCTTTGGCTGAATTGATGAAGGTAGCCAATACCTCATGTTCAAGTGTTAGGTCTTTCATGTCAGTGTTGCATATTCGGTGGATGGTTTCTTGGATAGATTCTCAGGCTTGAACCACACAGCAATCATCTTTTGCTTCCAATTCTTGACCGGCTTTCCATTTCCGTCCTTCCATTGGTTGATTGAGTAGTATTCGAAAGCCTTTACTGCTGTATCCTGGCTGTAGCCTTTTTCACGGAAGAAGTCTTTCACATCTTCCAAAGATGGTTTCTTCTCTCCTGCACCTCTCTTCTTCCTATTTACAATTTCATTTTCATTTTCAGTTTCCATATGTTGAACATATGTAGAAGATATGTTTTTCTTGGTACGATTCTGCCTGCGGCTTTCGCTGTAGGCTTTGCGTCTCTCTATCTCACTTCTCAATCTTGCATTATAGAACATACCTTCTTCGTCTTTCTGAAACTTGTTCCAAATATCTTCGTCATATGCAGAACATATGTTCAACATATCTTTTTCAGTAAGATGTCCTTTTTGATGTTGCAGGCAGAGTAGTGTAATATACTTGCCTTTCTGTTCCATGGTCATCAGCATTGTGCCGGTCAGGAAATCAGATGAGTAGAATAGGAATGCAGGGTCTTTCATTTAAAGCAAAACGCTCCGCCATTTCTCAGTGTGCAACCGGCCTCCAAGTTAGGCCGCACTGATACTCTGACGGAGCGTTTGTTAATTGTATAATTCATGACTTGGTACATTCGGCAGGGGTTGCAATCCTGTGTTCCGAACTTGATGCAAATATAATCAATCTACCCGATAAAACCCATCCATGCTGGGTATGCTTTAATCTTTAATGCCGGGTCTTCATCCGCTGGCACGCGCCCAGTCAGGTTCCGGTCAATCAATTCAACAAGCTCC